GGAACCTGAACCAGTAATAAAACACCTTGAGTACCTTAGAAGCGTTCTAAGTTACCCTGTACACATTGTTAAGAAAGGTAATATTCAAGATGACATCCTCACGGCTCTCGCACCAGGCGGTAACCAATTTGCTTCCGCACCGTTTTATACTTTAAATGATCAAGGTAAAAAAGGTATGGGTCGTAGACAATGCACGAGAGAATACAAGATAACTCCAATTGCAAAAAAGATTAGAGAACTATGTGGACTTAAACCAAGACAGAGATTTCCAAAAACTGAACACATAGAAGTTTGGGTTGGTATATCAACTGATGAAATCATGCGTATGAAACCATCTAGATTTTGGTGGCAAAAAAATGTATGGCCATTAATTGATAAGAAGATGTCAAGAACAGATTGTTTAAAATGGTATGAAGGTAAAGGATTTAAAATACCAGTTAAGTCTGCGTGTATTGGCTGTCCTTTTCATGATGACAACTTTTGGATAGATATGAGAAATAACAGACCGAAAGAATTTGCATCTGCTGTAGAATTTGATAAAAAGATGCGTATGCATAATCCTAAAGTAAAAAATTTTGTACATAGACAGTGTGTACCTTTAGACGAAGTTAAATTTAAAAATGATGACGGGCCAGATCTCTTCAATCAAGAATGCGAAGGCCTTTGTGGAGTTTAGAAATCTAATAATAAAAGCATTAGAAGATAAGTATAATGCTCAAGTATCAGAAGCTCATGCAACAATAACTATATACCTGAGTAAATCAGTCGGAATTGGTGAACATCCGCAACATATTGATGAAGTAGACAAACAAATAGATAAAATTGCACAAGCTGAAGAAAAATTAAATGTATTACAAAGATTTAAAATATGACAAATAAAGATATTTTTAGCGAGAGTTTTCCTCAAGATAAACAAATTGGAGGATCTCATTACAAAGACTTTCATATTCAACCTTATGAGTTCATATCAAAAAATAATCTTTCGTTCTTTCAGGGAAATGTTATCAAATATGTGTGTAGGTATTTGAATAAAAATGGAATTGAAGATCTTAATAAAATTATACATTATTGTGAATTAGAGAAAAAGAAAATGAAAGATTCAAATGGGCAGAGTAATACAAAAAGAAATAACAATAAAAAATCATAAGTTTACTTTAGAAGTCTATCCTAGGCTAGAAGGTACACAGGATGTAACTTATGAAATTTTTCCAGAAAACTATAATGCAGCTTTATATGCATTTAGTAATAAACACGAATTAAATAGAATCATTAAAGAAAAACATATATATCAACCAAAGAAATTATGACGGGTTTACAATTTACATTTAATTTTAAAAAACATATTTGGTCTTGTCCATCAGAGTATAAAGATTTAAGTGCTTATGATGAGATAGCAATAGATTTAGAAACTAGAGACGAAGGTATTAATAATAAACTTGGTGCAGGTTGGGCAACTGGTAATGGGTATGTTATTGGTTTCGCTGTAGCTGTAGAAGGTTGGCAAGGATACTACCCATTTAAACATGAGGGTGGCGGCAACATGATACCTGAACAAGTTTTAAACTACATGAAAGATGTTTGTAAGTTACCATGTAGAAAAATATTTCATAATGCACAGTATGATATTGGGTGGTTGAGACAAATGGGTATTGAAGTTAATGGTGAGATAATAGATACAATGATTACAGCTGCAGTAATTGATGAAAACAGATGGTCTTACAGTCTAAACGCATTAGCTAAAGATTATCTTGGTGAGCTAAAGTCCGAAACCGATTTAAAAGAAGCTGCGAAGGATCATGGTATTGATCCCAAAGGAGAAATGTGGAGGTTACCCGCAGAGCATGTTGGTTTTTATGCTGAGCAAGATGCACGTTTAACATATTTGTTATGGCAGAGATTTAAACCAGAATTACATAATCAAAATTTAGAAACAGTTTGGAGAATGGAAACTAAACTACTTCCAATATTAATTAAGATGAGAGAGAGGGGTGTAAAAGTTGATGTAGATAAGGCGCATCAACTAAAAAAAGACTTCCAAGCTCAGGAGAAGCAGTATTTAATAAAAATAAAACAATTAGCAGGCAAAGAAGTAGACATATGGGCAGCACGACAAATAGGAGAAGCCTACGACCGACTCGGCATAGATTATCCACGTACTGACAAAACTCATGAGCCATCTTTTACATCCAATTGGTTAGCTAATTCGAAACACGAAATATCAAAATATATAGCACAGGCTAGAGAGATCAACAAGTTTCATGGTACATTCCTGGACTCAATTTTAAAATACGAACACAATGGGAGAATACATGGCGAGATCAATCAGTTACGTAGTGACAGTGGTGGGACTGTCAGCGGCCGTTTGTCTATGGCTAATCCTAATCTTCAACAGTTACCAGCACGTAACAAAGATTTTGGACCAAAAATCCGAGGTCTCTTCTTACCAGAAGAAGGTTGTAGATGGGGAAGCTTTGACTATAGTCAACAAGAACCACGAATGGTAGTACATTATGCAGCCTCTATAGGCGACGGATACGAAGGTTCTAACGAACTTGTAGAGGCTTACGCTAATTCAGAAACCGACTTTCACCAAACAGTAGCAGATCTAGCAGGAATAGAGCGAAAACAAGCCAAGACAATAGGCTTAGGATTGATGTATGGAATGGGTAAAAATAAATTAGGTATATCACTTGGATTGTCCACAGAAGAAGCATCGGCACTAATATCCAAGTATAATCGTAAAGTTCCATTTGTGAAGTTATTATCTGATAGATGTATGAAAAAAGCAAATGATGAAGGTGTAATTAGAACAAAAAAAGGTAGGAAGTGTCGATTTGACATGTGGGAACCTAAAGATTTTGGTATTCATTCACCAGAAACATTTGAAAATGCCGTTGCAAAATATGGTAAAAACAATATTAAGAGAGCTTTCACTTATAAAGCTTTGAATAGATTAATACAAGGATCCGCAGCTGATCAAACAAAGCAAGCAATTATAAGTTGTAATGAAATAGGTTATTTACCAAAAGTGCAAATACATGATGAATTATGTTTTGATATTAAAACAGATGATGATATAAAAAACATCAAGGAAACAATGGAAACTTGTATGGAATTTAAAGTACCAAGTAAAGTAGATGTAGCTTTAGGAGATGACTTTGGACAAGCTTCATAAAAACGAAGTAGCAGGTATTGGATCTGTAGCCTGGCCTACATATATGATCTTCAAAGAAAGATTAGTTTTAAAAAAATTTGATGATGTAAAAAAGAAAATAGCATTCAATGCTGACTTATTAAAAAAGGACATAGAAAAGAATGGTCTGTTATGTCCAATGGTAATTGATGAGAATGATCAACTAACTGATGGCAGTGATAGGTTTAGAATACTTCAGAAGGCAGACATCAAAGGCAGCTTTTTTTACAAAGCAAGAAACAAAGATGAAAAAATTTTTTTTAAAAAATTAAATGATCTTACTTGGGATGAACATCCTAACATGTTGAGATTTATGGAGAAGCTGTGGCAAGGTAAAATGAAAAAATACACAGAAAAAGTTACTCACTTATTTACAGAAAACGTCAGAACTGTAGTTCCAAAATAATAGAGAGCAAGAGTCCCCGTACCAAATCAATGATTTTTGAAAAAAATATAAAAACTAGTAATTAACCAGTTTTTTTAAAAAGTCGCTCAGCGTCTTCTACGCTTTGCTCGTTGATCTTAACTCTAAGACCTTTGATTTCAATATCGATCCACTTCATATCAGGTGTAACCCTACCCTGTGCTAACGCTTGTGTTGCCCATTTGGACTCCAACTGAAGCTTCTTCGATATTAACTCCTGTAGTGCCATTGTCTAGCTCCTCATAAGTAATATGGAATCGACGCATACCACGACCGAATCCATCAGGTTTAACAGAATACTGTTTATCATTCAGATTCTGTACAAAGCCATTGATCGCAGCTTCATCGTCATTGGCGTTTACGACACTAGTAATATATAGTCCAGCCACATAACATTGAAAGCGATATTGCTTCATAGGATAATCTTATCAACTATTTGGTGTAAAATCAAGTGTTTAGTTTATCTTTGTCAACAACGCAGTTCATAAAAATTCTTGTAACGTAAAACCCTTTTTCGGTCATTTGAACCGCTATTTCATTGACTTTTTTGCTTGCCTCGACTTTGCAGACTTCTTCCCGGTAAAATATTATTGGATCCTCATGCAGCATAGCGCAGTGCTCCTGGCCTGTCATTGGGTTAATTAGGCATAACATACCCATCATAAAGAATTCTTTCATAATTAAATATAGCACCAAAAATACTTGTTGACACTAGGGTATCAATTCCTATATTAATGGGACAGGAGAAAAAACAATGAACTTAAAAAGTAAATCAAAAATGTTTAAAGGTCTAGTTGAGAAGATAGATATTGCATTATCAGAGGGCACAAGCTTTGATGAGGTTGCAGGTAAACTAAAAAATGTACACATCAAAATCGGAGATGAGTATGTCAAACCTTTACCAACAGATCTATGTACTCAGTTAGCTAAGAATGAATTGGAGAATAGATAATGGCTTGGTTAAGATTTTTTGGAGTTGTTATTATTTTTACAATTTTGTTTCCTAAACTAACATTATTTTTAGGAGCCTTAATATGGCTTTCTTAAAAATGGATTGGAAAGATAAACAATACGCAGCTATAACTAGATTGAGCAAAAGCAAGGGTTGGGATTTTAGCGATAACAATCCATACTTTGAAAGAGCTTACATCTTTTTACCAAAGGTGAGTATTAAAACCAAAGATCAATTGAAAAAGGAGTTAAAGAAACATGGATATAAATAAATTTAAATCTGTTGCAGTAAGAAAACCAGACTATGATTTGTTACAAGGACTTTGTAATGAAAAATTTAGATCACCTGCATCTATGATATCAAAATTAGTAAACGAGTATGTAGAATTCCAGGCGAAAAAAACTGGTATGACTATCGATTCGTATAAAAAGAAAATTTTAAAGACAAGTATTATACCAACTAAAATTAAAGGAAGGAATGGTCATGCAAGAAGATAAACTTACACCAGATTTAGAATCTGACACTATGGATCCAATGGGAGATTTAGAAAAAGCTTTCAATAATATAGATGTATTTCCTAGTATAGAACAAGAAAACAGAAAGCTAAAAGAAATTAATAGGAACATACAAACTAAACTAAACCAAACAGAGCGAGAATTAGCGAAGTTAAAAGAAAATGTTAATCTTACCTGTGAAGAGATGTTACGAATTATGAGAGATGGACAAGAGTATGGGCATACTGAAGACTATACTGAGCAGAAAAGATTGGAGCTTAAAAAACATTATAGTTGGAAAGATAAGCTGTGAAGTTAAAATTTTACATATGGCTCATGGGTATAACAGGATCAATAAGTGCATGGGCATGGAGAAAACAAGCAAAAATTATTAGGAGCAAGAGATGATGTCCGATAAAGATTGTATTGATTTAGAAAACTATCTCGATGATTTAAGAACCAACACGAGAGAAATTCCTGTGAATAACTATATCACTCATCATGTACATGCTCATGAAAATGGCCATGATATTCTTATTGTGACTGGTGACGAGAAGGATATGAAGAATACAGTTGTGCAGAAGTTCATGTGCAGATGGCCTAAAAATAAAAACCCAAGAACAAAACCCTTTACTCATGCCAAAAAAGAAGTATAAAAAGAAAATGAATCAGAAATTAGGTGATCCTTATAAAATTTGTAAGAATTGTAATGGTAATGGGTACGTAAGAATTATCCCTTATTCAGAAACACAAACGTGCAAAGAGTGTAAGGGTGCAGGTCACTTTGAACATGGAAAAAGAACCACGAAACACGAGCCAGACGTAATTGAAACAGATTATGTTTTAACGCTAATAAAAATATTAGAGGAATTCATTCGTGGCAAAAAAAGAACGATTCATTAATCCACTCATCCAAAGCTTAAATGTGTTAGCAGATAAGTTAACACATAAAGAATATAAATTAGTAAGCAACAATATGTTTCGCTTATACATGGGGGACAAGCTTGGTTATAGAGATACATTTGATCCGCAATTTATGGCTGACATTGCAGCTGTGTGGCAATTTAGGAAAGAAAAAAAGATAGAAAAGAAGGCTAAGCTTTACAAATTTAAATTGGTCAAAGGTGGAAAAGATGTCGAAAAATAACTATAATAGACTAATGGCAAGAGATATCTTTCACAAAGTTCCTGAACAAGAAAAACATAGTGGCGAGGATATACACGGAGTTATCAATAGTGTACATCTGGACTATGAACGATCTAAAAAAGACAGAAGTGAAATAGAAGGAACAATATACTATCGTGACTTACTCTCTTTCCTTATTAAAACTTATGGGCACTAGTTTCGCAGCTCAGTTACTATCAACAGACGTAGAACCTGAAGAGAAACTATGGAGAGGAGTACTGTGCAATGCAATCGAAGACGCAGGACAGAAAAGCCAGGAGAGAAAACCTTCAATATATAAATGCGAGGCTCATGCATGGATTATGTCGAATACTACTGATTTCCATACTGTTTGTTATTATGCAGGTTTTGAACCTGTGCATGTAAAAGAAAAATATAAAAAAGCCATTATGGATGGAAACATTCAGTTCTCACCTAGGAATTTTGCATGGAAGAAGTACTCAGAGCAATTCGTAAAGTATCGTAATTGTAGGGAAGTTGAGTCGAAAAAATATCACCGAAAACATCTAGAACATTTAAGACACGCAGTAGATCTGTGTACCACTATTTTTATATCTAATTTAGTTACTGCTATTTAATTATTAAAAGCTGCGGGTATTAAACTATCAAGGGGGTAATACTCATGAGAAGTTAATGCATAAAAAAAGGGCCAGCTCAGTCTCCCGGTCTGGCCCTTTTCCAACTAACTTAGAAAGATTGACTATGAAACATAATCAAGTCTTCCCATTAGTTTAATATGATTGAGTAGTCAAGTCATTTTTCCTCCTTAGTTGATTCAAGAGAGCTTTTAATGAATTAGTCACCTCGATACCCTATCAAACTGGCTGCGTGAGGCAAGGAAAATGTGCAGTTTAGAATTGTTCTAAGGTACACGCTCCTAGAACCAGCATATACCCATTGCTTAGAAATAATTTTTTAAAAAAACTTTTTTGGAAAATAAGCCCTTTTTTCTAGGAGTCTAGGAATTTTAAGATATTATCCTTATATACCAACACTTATTTACTCCTAGTTTTACTCCTAGAACCAGTTTTACTCCTAGCAATTTCTAGGAGTTTTGTACTCCTTACGAGCAAACTATGGGAATTTTCTTATTGCTATTTATTTTTCTAGGAGGAGGGTATATAGTAATTGGGTGCCAAAGAAAGCTAATCAATTGAAGACTATATCCGAACTTACACCTAGACAGCGTAAGTTTGTAGATATCTATGTTGCTAATTATGGCGAAATAACGAAGGTTGAAGCAGCTAAGCAAGCAGGTTTTACTTCAACTAATAAATATGGACCTACTGATCAAGCGAGTAGGCTATTAAATCCTGACAAGAATCCACATATTGTTCGATACTATGAGAAACAAATGGCTAGAGAATTAGAGAAAGAAGAAAAAGATAAACTATTATCCTATAAACATTATTCTAGGATGAGAGATAAGTCTGAGCAGAAAGGCCAGATGACAGCAGCTATCAATGCGCAGTTTAGAAGAGATCAAATGGCTGGGCATTTTGTAGACAGAAAAGAAATAAGCCATATTGGTTTAGAAGGTATGAACAGAGAACAATTGGAGAAGAGACTTGAGGAGCTTGAATCAAAGATCGGCGAAGCCAAAAATATTATTGACGTTACGCCAAAAGAAGTTACTGAAAACTAGAGATTGGAAGAATTTCTTGACAGTTTTCAACGAAGTACATAATAGTACTCTGACTGTATCAGTCGGTGCTGTAAGTATAACAACTAGGGGAACTAAGAATGAAAAGCAGAAGACTAAGAAAAACAAAACACATAGACGTCAATATTAAATTTCCAAAAGAGAAGATAGAACACTATCCGTTCGTAGAGATTCATTGGTTGGATATCGTAGGCGAGACGGGTTGGCAAACTTTTGAGCAGCTGAAGAAGTCACAACTTGGTAGAATGATATCGAGAGGTTGGATGGTTTCCCGTGAAAAAGGTATTACGAGAATCTTTGCTGACTATGGCTTGAAGGACGGAAGAGATGGTGATGAAGGTCATATCGAAACAATTGGTGGAACAACAATCATACCGAACTCAGTAATTACAAAAATAGTTAAGCTGTAATGGATCTTATATTACTGAACGATGGTTTGTATCAGCTTGTGGCTGTTACGAAAGAAATGATGGAAGGCATAGAAATTATGGCTGAGGTAGACTGCTTTGACTTGTGCGATATCCTTAGATTACACTTAACAACATATCATGATGTACCTTGGAATGTGCATTTGATGAATGATGATACAGGTCAATTCGTTGGCTGCATTTGCGATTCTTGACCGATTAAATAATGGCTCAAAACAAAGAATCAAAGCTGTGGAACGACATAAAAAATATTAACAAAGATTGGCATTTTACTCGCATAGAATCTAGTACAATTAATGGAATTCCTGATGTGCATTGTGTAGTAAACAGGCAAGTATTTTGGCTTGAACTCAAAGCGAACACCAGCAAGAATTGTGGTCTATCGAAGTACCAAATCAATTGGCATATTAAATACTTGAAAGCAGGTGGTAGAGCGTATATCTTGAATAGGCCCCTCTTGCACGAGCCCTATGAACTTCTGGCCGTGAGCCTGGAATCCCGAACCCCGACCCCCATTGCCCGCCACACGAACCTTAAAACACTGATCACCGTAGCAGCTGGCCATCCTGCACCGGGATCCTGATGCCCACGCCCGTGCTCCCACCCCCACGTCGTTAATAGCTAAACTATCAACCACGTGCTGGGACCGCGAACCGAAGGTTACGCGGCCGTGAAGCTGCCTACCCCCACGCCCACGCACCCACGCCCACGATAAGGATTACTGAACTTACCTTCAGGAGCTGGGCTCGCCAGGTCTCTGGCCAGCAGCGGTGAAGCGTGGTACGATTGGCTAGGGTGTGGGTATGGTTTATTTTCATTTTCCTTTCTCGACCCACGCCCCCACGACCATTCCCGACCGAAATGGTCGGGTTTGAACTAAAAGTGGCCAGCTGGTGACGCCAGGCAGCAACCTGATGCTGCTGGAGAAAGATGAATCTTTTTAATTTTTGCCGTTGACAAAGATCCCATGATGTCTTATCTATACTAGTACGGTAGATCCACTGATATCCGATGTGCACGTTGGGTGTCTGAAGGCAGGTGATAGAAGAATGAACTGATTGGTACCTGACTACCGCGAACTAACTAACTAAGGAGAAAAAATGAATACGATAATTCCAGAAGTAACTGTATGTACAATTGTCTTCGGACTCTTGGTTTGGACAGGAGTGATAACATGGTAGCAAATGTACAAGAAGATAAGGACAACATTGTCTACAGCTGTCCTGACCACGGTAAAGAAACATATTTTAAAATAAAGCAGCTCGAACGGCAAGTGAACATGCGTGACTACGTATACGTATGGTTTAAGCACAGAGCTCGTAGCGAAAAGATGTGGGTGCGAATCACCAAAGGATCTAGACTCAAGGGAGAAGGGACCTTAGATAACGTACCACAGATCTTAACGAAGCTTAAGTTGCGAGATGTCGTTAAGTTCAGAACTGACGAGGAGGGCATCACATGGGGACGATGATGGTAACACATTGCTATGGATAGCATTGCTGCTAATCCCGTTAGCTTTCGCTCCGAGAACAGCAGGATGGATATACATCTTCCTGCTGGCAGCGCTGGTCCGTGGATGCACTGGAGTTCCCTATCTCTTCTAGCCCCACGCCCACATCCGCCGTCTCAGAACCACCACGTGGCTGGACATGCATCAGGAGCTGGCCAGGCTGGGATCTGGCTGCTGGTCAGAGGCACGGGTTTCCCACGCCCACGACTGCAAACAGCTCGGACTGTTATTAAAAAGCTAATGGACTTAGCTGCTGGCCAGGCGAGACCGGGAGTTCTTCAGGTCTGCCCTGCCAAAAAAAAGTTCTTGCATATCTCATGGGATTTGATAAGAAAGGTAAAACAACTAACAAAGGAGAAACAAAATGGGCTTTGATTTATATAGTCTAGGAAATCACAAGAACGCAAATGGCGAATACTTCAGAAATAATGTTTGGTGGTGGCGACGACTTGCCGACTTCGTATGTGAAGAAACAGGTTGCGTTGAAGAAGAAGATAAGAAGAGTTGGCAACACAACGACGGACACGAGGTCAGCGAAGAACAAGCTAAACAAATTGCCAAACAACTAAAGACACTCATCAAGAGTGGTAAAGTTTCAGAGGTCATAAGAAAGACCGAAGAAGAAATGAAAGAAGCCGAAGAGAACAACAAGTTCGTTGATAGATGTCATAAGATGTTAGCAAGTAAGGTTGAGAAAGAACAAGGAAAAGAAAACCTAGCACCTGCTGACTATCCAAAAGACGACCACGATACTTGGGATTGGATACAATCCAAATACTCTTACGGAAGTTCCTATCCATTCACTATGGAAAATGTAGAGGAGTTCATAAAATTCTGCGAAGATTCAAACGGATTTAAAATCTGTTAGGTTGTTGAGGCGTGGGCATTGTCCCACGCCCACGCCCACGCCCACGCCCTGCGTCAGTTCTTGAACATGAACAGAAGCTGCCCAGCACCAGACACCAGTCGTGTTCGGATTTCTCAAAGTCAAGGGTTAATTATAAGTAATGAAGTTCTAAATTTATTTTTAAATTAATTAATTTATTTGTTGAATTATCTTTTTTAATTTCTTATATTCATGGGATAACAATTAACTTATGAAAGGAAAAATGTTATGAGCAATCTAAAAAAAGTCACTAGACTTATTAAGAAAGCTAACAAGCAAGAGCAACAAGGAATAGTGAATTATCATTATTCAGTTGAACAAGTTAAGCAACAAAAGAAAGCAAATGATTTGATTAAACCAAGTCATGTTGAGTTGTTTGAAACTTTGAAAACAAATCTAATCATTATAAATAAAGTTGATAACATTGAGGGGTTTGCTCAATTAATCAAACGAACAATGAAAAGATTTGATGTATCTAAATTCAAAGAAAAGCACCCTAAATTGTATGAGGAGTTTTTAGTTGATATGGACACAAAAGAAATTAAAATCAAAGTTCAAGAGAAAGGAACAAACTAATGAGCAACTTAATCAAAATGGTTAATGAGATAGTTGAGAACAAAGCAAACTCAAATGAGGTTGAACAAGCAAGTACAAGTTCAAGTGCAACAACTCTTAACTATCAATTCATGTATAAACAATTAGAAAGTGCTGTTGAGGAAATTATTATTCAGTACCCTAATGACCCTATCGTGAATGAGTTAAAACAAAAGTTAGTGAATAATTTAAAACCAATCTTACAAATTATTCAAAACAATCCAGATCAAGACTTTAATCAGTAAAGTTCTACACCTGTAACCCTTCGGGGTTACAGGTGACGCTACCTTCTCCACCATCTCCACCACCTTCACCACCTGAATAGAGGTACCAAATCTAGTTCCAAACTCAAACAAATACACAAGATTTAGATGCCACGCACACAAAAACTGATTATAGCAAGAGCCGTGCTAAAAACTCGATCGCATAGATGTAGTGACTATATTTTTATTATGAGTTAAGATAAAAAAGGGGACTCAATGCAAAAAGAATTACTAACGAATGAACAACTAAGATTAGCAGTCGAAGCTAAGTGGATTGAACACATAAAGTTGTGCCAAGATAATTTTATATATTTTGTTAAAGAAGTCTGGCCTGATTTCATTTGTAGATTGGATCCTGAACCAAAAAGATGGGGACACCATCAACACATAGCAGCCGAGTTTACAAAAATTTCTTCCAAGAAAAAAGGGAGGCTCATAATAAATATGCCTCCTAGGCATACTAAATCAGAATTTGCATCCTATTTGTTTCCTGCTTGGATGATAGGGAAGTATCCAAATTTAAAAATTATGCAGGTATCACACAACGCAGAACTATCATCAAGGTTCGGTTCTAAGGTTCGTAACCTAATGGAACAGAAGGAGTATAAAAATATATTTGGGGATGTTAAACTACGAGAAGATAGTAAGGCCAAAGGACGATGGGAGACCAATCATGGTGGAGAATATTTTGCAGCGGGGGTAGGCGGTTCTATCACAGGACGAGGGGCGGACTTACTTATTATCGACGATCCACATACTGAACAAGATGCGATGTCTGAGTCTGCAATGGAACGTGCTTTCGATTGGTATGTGTCAGGACCGAGACAGCGTTTACAACCGGGAGGCTCAATTGTTGTTGTAATGACAAGATGGGCAGAGGATGATTTGACAGGTCGATTAATTAAGTCTCAAAAAGAACCTAAAGCTGACAAATGGAATGTAATTTCATTTCCTGCAATACTAGATTCAGGGAATCCTGTTTGGCCTGAGTATTGGGAACTAGAAGAATTAGAAAAAGTAAAAGCATCTTTACCGATCAGGAACTGGTCTGCTCAGTATATGCAAAACCCTACATCTGAAGAAGGAGCTATTCTCAAAAGAGAATGGTGGCAAGTATGGGAACATGAAAGAATTCCAAAACTGCAGCATGTAATACAATCATATGATACTGCTTTTAGTGCAAAAGAAACTGCTGACTATTCTGCTATCACAACATGGGGTATATTTTTTCCACAAGAAGACGGTAAACCTGCAATGATTCTACTTGATGCGATCAAGGGTAAATATGATTTTCCAGAACTTAAAGCAATTGCAATGGATCAATATAAATACTGGGAGCCGGAGACCGTGATTATTGAGGCTAAGGCTACAGGGGAACCACTCATGCAAGAGTTCAGACGAATGGGTATTCCTGTCATTCCATTCGTACCATCACGGGGAAAAGGCAAACACTCACGGGTCAACGCTACCGCCCCAGTCTTTGAAGGGGGTCAGATTTATTATCCAGAGGGTGAAAAATATGCAGAAGAAGTTATTGAAGAATGCGCTGCCTTTCCTCACGGAGCCAATGACGACTATGTAGATAGCACCACACAAGCTGTGTTAAGATATCGACAAGGAAACTTCATAGATATGTTAAGTGACTATGAGGAGGAAAGTTATAACATTCCAAAGGAGCATAAATATTATGGATAAAAAACCAATTAAAGCAGTCTTAGGTGTTCTTGCACTAGGAGCACTTGGAGCAAAAGCATTTAGTAAAGCAAAAAAGAAAACAGCTATAGCTACACCGAACGATACAGAATATGTAAGTAATAAAAAAAATATGGTTACTGATCTTTATCAGAAAGCTACAAAACAAGAAACTGCAAAGATGAATAGTGGCGGAGAAGTCGAAGTTATGAAGGGTGGAGATTATATTAAAGATCTTATCAAGTAATGGCTGGACTAAAAGAATTAATCGACTCAGGGAAGTTTGAAGATGATAAGACATCTTCAGTTCCAGGAGATAATGACAACAGCTTTGAAAAAGAAAAATATGATCCATCTGCTCTAAAAGGTTTTGCTGGGATGGCAGCCGTGGGTATTGGAGCTGTGGCTGCTAGGAACCCTATCGCAAGAGCTCTTAATAAACTCGTAGGTCTAAGAAAACCAAAGCTAAGCGTATCACGAACCACGGCACCAGTTGATGAAGTAGAAGAAGTTTTAACAATAGCTCCAACAAAAATTGAAAGAGGTCAATTGATGAAGAGACCTCAGATAACTCAACAAGAACAAATCAGACAAGAAGCAATAGCAAGATCGAATGAATTAAAAAAAATTGCTTATCTACAACCTCTATCCAGAGGGGGTAAGACAAACAGAATAGGTTCATCTTTGTATGATTACATTGCAAGACACCCGGTTTCAGGTTCAAGAAAAGCTGATGAGTGGATCAAAGATTTAAAATCTACAGGCCCCGGATCATTTAAAACAGGTAACCCTGACTTTAAAAATATTTCACAAGCAGTAAAGAAAGAAGAGATGTGGGATTCAAATTTACTTCAACTTAATAAACAAGGAGAAGTAGTAGGAGGCTTTCTTAAAACAGCAGCTGAAAAAGGTTTGCCACTAAGTAAAATGGATTTACTTTACATTGTAGAAAAGGCTCCTGTTAATAATCTTAAAATGAGAAAACTACAAACTAATGTAAAACTTGTTGATGAGGCTGAAGATGTTACTCGACAAATGAATTTAGGTTTACAAGATTTAAGAGATAAGGTTGTTGCCAAAGGCGGTGACGAAGCAGGTGATATAGTTACTGATATTGCTGCTACACAGAACTCTCTTTTAAAAATTAATTCTAGATTAACAAAACAATTCAGGAGTGTTGATGGTGATGACTATGATGACTTTTCGAATATCTTTGCAAGTGATATTCAAGCTTATAAAAATTTAGCTCAAAAGGCACGAGGACTTGGGATTGCTGTGGATGCAAATGAAGTTACAAGAATTACAAGTTTAGCTTCAAACAAAGATAGAGAATTATCAAGATTATTTAGTTTACAAAAACAACAGGGTTACTTACCTAAGTATGGTTCTTATAACGAGTATAGAATTAAAGGTGGTGATGAATATTTTGAAAACGTTGTGTATTACCCTAAACCATTACCAATGGGTCAAAGACTAGGATCAGAATATAACAAACACTACACAAGTGACTATGGTGCTACGAAAGCAATACCGAACCAGGTGTATCATACAAGAGGAAGTATAAGAGCAGGTGGTACAAATCAAAATCAAAAAGTAATGATGATTGATGAGATACAATCTGACTATCATCAAAAACTTAGAAAGGTAAATCCTACTAGAGAAAAAGTTGTAAATGCTTTTGGTAATGAAATAGAATTTTTTTCTGCAAACAGAAAGCTTGATAAGATTGTAGAAGAGATGATGGATATTTCAAAAAGAGGTACAGCTAAAACAGCAGAAGATCTTGCACGATTTAAGAAATTATCTTCTGACTTTGATGAGCTAAAAAACAATTCTTTAAACTTAGCTAATATTACAAAAACACAAGCGGGAGATGGTATACCTTTTTTACCTTTGTATGGAAAAGAAAATTGGGGAACACACGCATTAAAAAACCAAATTAAAGATGCAGCGGATAGAGGTATTGATTGGGTAGCTATATCTCCTGTTGAATATCTACACCATGCGAAGAGAACAAAATATTTAGGTGACTTAGAATTTTATGGTAACAGATTCGGAAAAGCAGGATTTAAAGGTTACGGTGGAAGACAAGGCGTTGTAAGAAAAAAAGGTAATGATGTAGAGGAACCCATACAAGGTATGACGGATCCAAATAAAAAAGCGACGTTACCTGCAGCTATGGAAAAACTCTCAAAACAATATAATTCAGAAGTAAAAACGATTCCTGTAGCAAAATCAGACCCAAACAAACCTTTTAAAGTAGTAAGTAAAGTTGACAATACTAAAAAGGTTTATGGTCTTAATCCAGACAAAGCAGGTACAGAACACATGGCTGCTTTCAGAACATTAAAAGAAGCTGAGAACTATAAATCTAGATATGGTGGTGAAGTTATTGAAATGCAGGCGGGTGATACTAGATTATACCTTGATGCTTTTGCAATTAAAGTAAGCCCTGAAATGGCTACTAAACCCTTCAAAGCATAT